CTTGAGAAGGGCACCTGCCCCCTCAAGAGGATCATGAGGAGACTTGGCCACCACATAGTAGCCCTTGGTAATGGGGCTGTGGTGATTAGGGTCCAGGGTATGGAATTGGTATCCCAATGCTGATTCCCTGCCCAGCAGTGCGGATGTTGGTGCGACATTCGGAAAATTCCTAAAACCTAGGAGCTTCCCGAGGTAGTCGTCCATAAAAGCCGCTGACTTCCAAAGTCCCGCCCAATAAAGGCGGTTCCTCAAAGAGACAGCAGCTACCACCGCACTCGCATCCTGCCGCCGTGTCGGAAGTACTTCTCGGACCTTGACAATCGAAACGTCTTGGCCTTCGTAGTACTCCCGTCCGCAAGACTCTCTGAACCTTCCGGTCCAGTAAGACTTGCCAACGTTTACTTTGTGCCCAAAAGCACTCAGTTCGTTGACGACGGACAGCACATAGTCTCTGGGAACAATCAAATCGTCCCCAAAGACACGCACCCGCTCGTGAAACCGTTTCACAACGGCCTCACGGCTAAGCGGAGTACTCAACTCTCGCTGAATCCCGGTGAAGATCACAGTCAAAAAGACCATGGCCTCCATCGGAAAGCAGAGAGCTGAACCCATCGACGCGAACTTGGCTAGGCGTTGAACGCCGTGGCCTCGTACGTCAGCCTTCCTAGACCTAGTTGCTTGGACAGCCTCAGACAAAAGAGGCCAATCCTCCAACATGGCTAGTACATGCTGATTCGAAACGCGATCGGAAGCCTCACTCAAATCGAGTGTGGCCAGATCCCCGCTGAGGGATCCGGAACGAGCAAGAACCCGATTGGGTTCCTGATCGTCAAATCCGACTACCTTCGTGAGAAACCAATCTTCACGAATGGCACTACGGAAAGCACGGTCAAGACCTTGCTGCAAATATTGCATTGCAGTAGGTTCAACCGCGATTATCCGAGGCGTTTTGAGCGTTTTAGGAACGGATATTACCCTTACGGGTGTCTCCGAACCAGGTTCGAGGATGTCTAGTCGTCGCTCTCTAGAGAGATTTACTCTCCCATTGAGAACGGCGTGAGATTCGAAAGGAAATATCCTTCCGAGCCTCGCGGGCCAGGTGGTCTGGTTCCACTTCTCGTTTTGCGAGAGGCGGTCAGCCACAGCGCCTGGACCATGCCTAGGGATAATCCTATCCCAGTAGATATCTCTATCTACTTTGGAGAAAACCTCTCCAAACAGCATCGCAGACATGTTCTTAAAATCCTCCCGAAAGGAAGGATCCAAGAAAGAATCTGCGGCCCGGACATCCTGCTCACAATGGACATACTCCGACATCGCAACTCTCTCGCGTTCAGGTGTTACCACCTGACTCCGACCTCCATTACTGGAGTCGGACGGGAGAGCGATCTTACTAAACGCCAGCGTTAGCTGACGAATAGCATAGATTGCCTCGACATCGGGGTTGTCCATGAGTACGCCACTACCAGGGTGGAACACACGCCTAAGGAAACCCTCCAGAAATGAAGGGA